GAACGGTGTAGACTGTTGTTTGATCTGTGCTGCTAAGAGCAACCCCTGCATTTCTTAGTCGAACTGGACGGGCTAGTGCGTTTGTCAAGAGTCTATCCCCTTAATTTTTTTTATAGCGGGTGCAAAATTAGTCCCAATAGAGGACACGCATTCAACATCAGGGTTGATGTCGGCTACACCGACTAACGTATAGTTTGCAGTTTTAGGGTTTATGTACATTGTAAAAGTTATACGGTATTGAAAATCTTTAAAGGAAAATGCAGGATACTCCCCAAAACTTTCAGCTTGAGCTTTAAGAGTACCTGTAGGAAAACAAAGGGTAGAAGCCTCTTGCGATTGGCTTGGTTTTACCGCTATAAAAAACATTGCAAAAAAAAGCAACGCCGCCGAAATCCGCTTCATATCACATACCCCAAGCTTTCTTTAAATACATCTGAACAAGCGTTGATTTTGTAAACATGTCCTTCACTTGCGTTGACCTTGTAAACATATCTTTATTCTGTTTCATAAAATATGTGTTTACCTCATACATATTTTGCAAAATAAAAGACTGTTCGTAAGATACATTAGAGGACATCCATCCAATTATGTTCTGTCTAAAACCTTCAGTGACCCTCTCTACTCCATGAGGGTATATGATAGGAAATATTACAGCTTCACCTGCCCCTAGCTTTTTACCTATCCTGCCTACGGAAGTATCTAAAATAAATTCTCCACCTTCGTAATCGTCTGATAAATTTATGCTCCACCCATAGTCAAAGAATACATTTTTTGATTTAGGGTTAGCCTTAAAAGAATCTACGTGTAAATCGTAATAGTCGTCTTTAAAATATTTGTTATAAAAGTTTACTGATACTCTAGTAGGGCAATACACGCTATCTATATAGTGAGTATCGTAAAGCCTGTCTGTAATGAGCTTTCTAACTTCGTCTGGAACGCTGTTAGACTCTTGATTGCTTTTTATGCTTTCTAAGTCAGCGGCAGTCTCTTTTCCGCTTTTGTACGTGTTACTATCTATTTTGTCCAAACAAAAATTTACTTCATCTTTAGTAAGTAGCTTGATAAACATATGACCTCCATCAATTCAATATCATAGCAAGAAGGGTGGGGTTTTTAAAAGGAACCCCACAGAAACCTTTAGTACATTTACGTACCCGACGAAACCGTAGCCGCTTCCGTAAGCGGGTTGCGAGAAATGTCAACCAAGCAAACGTGAACGCGGAAACGAGCAGCACTTTCACCAGACGAACCAGCATCAATGAGGAGGGCGTCAATCGTGTCAGCACTTGTTAGGATACGAGCGTTAGCCCCGGAAGCCCCAACAGCGGCTTCAAGGAACGGTGTAAAGCCAGCAGCAAGCACAGAACCGTCAACAAAACAGTCTACGTCACCACCAGTAATACCGATATCCAGAGTAATCTGAGCATTACCACGCGCTTCAAGAACTTCAAGCGCACCGGCAATAATCATGCTATCCGCAGGAATATCGACCAACTGGACGACATCTCCACCTGCACCACCATCGACAGTATCGTGGACCTGCGAAGTGATTACATAAGGAGTAGGCATACGCGAAGGATGACCAACGGTCCCACCTCCGGTAATAGTACGATCAAAAGTAGCCATGAGTTATGTCCTCCCTTTAGCTGTAATCTACAATGCCGAGGCAGAGAGCCTCTGGACGAATGACCTTACGGCCATAAACGTGCAGACCGCGAACCACATCCGAGAACGAATCGGGATCGCGAATAACTTCTGTCTTAGCAATTGAGTTGGCAGTCGCCATGCCGGAGATGTGACCAGCAAGAACAATGTTCTCACCAGAAGCAACACCGGAAAGCGATACCATGTCGGTCGTAGTCGTAGCATCCGCCGACTGACGGAGTGCATTTGACTTGTAGAGGTTGAAGCCCATAATCTTCTGGTTCGTGACCAGACCATTACGGAGCGGGGAACTAGCGTCACCCGTTACCTGAACTTCAACAATCTTAGCGCCAGCGGCATACAAGTTCTGATACACGCGGGGCGGTGCTACAAACCAACGGTTCTCTTCAGGAACGTCCTGCTCATCGAGCTTACGTGCCATAAGGGCCATTAGGTTAACAACATCGTCACCAGCATCGGAACCAGCAACCGTAACTGGAGTACCTGAAGTACCAAGATTGGAATCGGTTTCAACCGTGCCAGAAGCACCCTTGATACCCGCATTGTCAATCATGGACTGAAGTACGTTCTTGTCGTAGTTACGTTTCAGCGAAAACGCACCTGAAGAGGTGGCAAGCGCCTCAAAGTTCACATGCGACTGACGCTCTTCGATGTCATCCACCTTAAACGCAAACGCCTGTGCCTGATCTACCGTCAACTGGATTTCGTCATCTGCCAAGTCCTGCGGCGTAACCACAGAGCCTCGCGAGTATGCGGAAATCGTAACGGTAGGTTCTTTCATAATCCGAACCGTGTCACCAAAGTTCTCAATTTCTCCTGCGTAGTCAGTATTGGTAATGTCTTCGACTACCGACGCACGGCGGAAAAACTTAAGAACCTTTTGGCTATAGATTTCGGCCTGAAAATTACCGGTAGGTAGATTACCATAACCGGCTGATACGGAAACAGCCATATCTCAAGTCCTTTCTTTATAGTCTATCTATTAACGATACGTCCCTCCGCTTGAGCCTGATCCAGTTCTGATTCAACTTTTTCAAATTCATGCGGTTTGAGTCTACGTATCTCTGAAGTAGTCCACACCTTTTTGTTTGCATTTGAGTCTGTAGCAACATTAATGCCTTTAGTTCTTGTTACGGCTTCTGCTGCTGCAGCCTGTTGTTTGCGAGGTCTGCCTACTTTTTTGTTTGAGCCAGTATCGGCCTTGTACAAGTCAAGAACGCGGGAAGCCCATTTAACATCTTCCTTGTTCTTCGTGATACCATCTGAAAGGCTAGGTGGCTGCTCCTGAAGCCAAGAGGCAAACTTTTCAGACTTTTTAATTTCTGAGAAGTCAGGATGCAGGGCCAGCAATTGCTGATAAGCACTTTTAGCTTTTAGCTGCTCTTCCTTCTGAGAAAGATGCGAAACTTGTTCACGAAGTTCAGCAAGTTCTTTTTCAGCATTCTTAGCAGTAATTGCTTCAACTACATTATATACGTCAGGATAGTTTTCTTTAAAGTTCTCAATATTGGCGTCATATTCTGGCGCTTCTTGTTCTACGGGTTGAGAAACAAGCTGTTCCTTCTCCTCTCTCCACTCATGGAGTTTGGAGTCGTAGTGCTTCTTTAAATCATCATAACGTTTTTTGTAATCATGCTCCTCCGTCTGCACTTCAGAACTATTCTGAGAGGACTGAACGGAAATGGTTTCATCGTCAAACTGGTTAGTGTCTTCGGCGTCTTCCTCTAGGGTAGCTTCCGGGTCAACTACTTCATCCTCCTTGTACACATCAGATTTGTAGCTGCCTTTATAAGGGCCTAGTTTCTCATCTTCTTTAGCTTGTACTTCTTTAGTCATTTTTCCTCCTTACGGGGCCTATAAAAGGGTAGCCGCAGTTGGGTTTGGTACTACGCAGGGCCGTTAATTAACGGGTAGCTGCATCTTATTTTGCAATGTACGTTACCGTACTTGCGTCTTTTTCCAATCCCTGTAGCTCTTTATCAGAGATTGGAGAAACTTCTTTCCCATTACTTTGAGACATAAAACTTTGTTGTTCCTCTAGCGCGAGAGGCGTTCTCCCTTCCGGGGAACTGTTGTTGGGGCTAGGAATAGAAAATAACGTTTTTGCAGAATTATAAATTCTATTTGCAAACGATACTCTTTTCTTACGTGTCTTCTCCGGTTCTTTGGGTCGCTCAAAAAGGTCTAAAAATTTGTTAGCAACTTCTTCTGCACTTCCTGTAGCAAAAGCCTTACGTAAGTCCTGTCTGTTGCCGTATCCCAAATCGTATGTTTCCCAACTTGGAAAATTAGCTTTATCGCTTTTATCAACCGCTGTTATATTTATAGTGTCTAATGCATACTCTACTTGAGAATCTAAAGAGTCTGTCTTACCCATAGCACTTAAATAGTTATCGTATGCTTTTTTTCTACCGCCAGTAAATTGAAAAATACCATAGCCTTTATTCTTAGTTTTATCCTCTTCTACGCGCTGATACTCAAAAGTATCATTTTCTGCGTGTATATTTCCCATTATACCAGCAACAGCTTCTTCTCTTAGCCCTTCATCCTTTAGTTTATCATAAACTCTTTTTTGGTTTTGTAGAACTTCTTGATTAGTTAGCTTAACTTTTTTTTTAACCCCATCAATACCTTTAGCACCACGCACAGGAATCTGCCTCTGACCCGGACGGGCGGCTTGTTCCTGCTGCTGGGGCTGCTGTTCTTGCTGTTCCTTTAACTTTTTCTCTGTCTCTGCTTCGCCACGCTTGTTGATCTTTTCAAGCAAGTCCGTGCCAATCATTTCAGCTAACTCAGGGGGGATGTAATATTCTTTGTTAGACACAGCAATATCAACAGCACCATCAACCTGCTTAGAAGGAGATTTTAGTGAGGCTAGTTCTATGTTAACACCTTCCCTTTTAAGCTCTTCAATTGCGGGAGCAAGTATGCGCTTTTCAAAATCAAGCCGCCCTACTTTTGCTATTGCAGAGGCATTTATAATAAACGCCCCTTCAGGTGCATCCATAGGAACATCATCAGCTACACCCGTTTCATTTTCCGCTCCCGGCTGTTCAATCATACCAGCCACCTGATCGCCAAGGGCTAATTGCTGCATCTGATTTTGTACGGGAGTAGCTTGCACTTCTCTTGCCCCCGGAGCAATGCCCTTGCGATACTCTTCTGAAACCTGACCCGGAAAGGCTGCAGGATCGGAAACGTCAGGATCAGGATCAGGATCAGGGTCCATGCGATTGTCAAACTGCTGCATCTCCTGAAGGTTTCTCTCTCTCGGCAGTAGCGGGGGTTCCCCACCAACTTCCTCAGAAGGGGCTAACGGCGCTTGTTCTTCACCCATAGTAAGAGTAACACCCAAGCTAGCAGCAAAAGCTCTAAGCACAGGCGGCTCATTCTGTTCTATTAACTGCATAACCTGAGCTTGCTGTGCTTCAGCCATTTGCCCTACGTTACTTGTAAATTGATCTTGTGTTACGTCCATAATTATTTAGCCTTAATAACGTTTATAATCATTCCTGAGATGTCCACTTCCCACCACTTTTCACGGAGATTGCTTTTTGCTGGATTAGCGTGGTGATTGTTATGCCACCCCTCTCCCCAATTAATTAGAGACAACCATACGCAATTACATGAGTTATCTTTAATAGTGTGATTTTTATAGCCCACATCAAGATGGTTTACGTAGTTTGTAAGCGCCTGTACTAACATTACTAAAATAGAGGGTATAATAAACATAAAATATAAGAGTTGAAACCCCCCTAACAATAAAAGCAATCCAACATACGTTGTAATAATTAAAACCCAATATCTATTAGTGTATTTAATATAAGGATCGCGGGATAGTGGTAGTGCTTGTCTAACCATCTTCATTTCATTTAGCGAGTACCTTAAAAATAGCATCTTGATAAAACCCCGCGAAGGGTCGTGTGGATCGTCATCTTTGCTATCAGAATGTTTGTGATGGATTCTATGTATTCCTGCCCAGCCTAATGAGCTTCCGGTGCCTGATAATAATGCAAGAGTAGAAAATAAGTATTTTATACTTCTGCTCTTAAATTTAAAACTGCTATGCGCCCAATACCTATGGTTAGTTACTACAATTCCAAGACAGTCATACAAAAAATACATAAGCAAACTTAAAAGTATGGCGGAAAATGTAAAATTAACAAAACTAAAAAGTAAAACTAGTGAAATTAAATTTATTATAAAAAGGTATCGTACTTTATTTAAAGATGCGCTCATCTAAATAACCTATAGTTCTGACCACTGGCCTCATTATGCCTTTTAAAAAAATTTGCAAGAGCTTATAGCGAAAAGAAAGAACTTTTTTATCCAAATCCATTTTGTAATAGTTTGTTAAGACCCTTGCAATTTTAGTTCTGCCAAACATTTTAGCTAGCCTTGGCCCTACAAGGTCGTAGCCCTTCATAAGATACGGATCGTTTCTACGTAGATTTATTCCATACTTGCGATTAGCACTAAATGTTTTGTAGTCTGTTACTCCGTTAGCGTAGGCTGCAGTGCAGATGTATGTGCCAGCATCACCGCCAGCATCACCCGCATCGCCGGTATCGCCCCAATCACCGAAGTCACCCCAGTCGCTGTAGCCAGAAGTTGTGCCGCCTGCTGTTCCGCCTGCTGTTCCGCCTGTGGCGCCAGAGTTATAGCCGCCGACTTCGCCCGAATCCCCTTTGCCGCCTTGGCCTTCACCCGTATCCTCATCAACACCGTCCTCAAGGCTATCCATTACATCCGCATAGTTTGCGCCGTAGGCAGCTTCCTGAGCGGCTTCAACCGCTGCCGCTGCCTGTGCTGCTAAAGTAGCTCCTTCAAGGTCTGCTGCGCTTACACCACCCATTCCCGGTTCCGCGCCACCTTTAGAAGCATAGTCCGAAGAAAAAGAATTGTGCATATCTGCCAAAGAGTTAAGAGTGGCGGTTATTTCTTCGTCACTTCTGCCTTGCATGGCCGTTGCCATGTCCTGTATAGATGTAGCCTCTTTACCTAAATTAGCAAAAGAAGCCTGTGCCGCATTGGCGAGGGCAGCACCTAATGCAGCATCTCTGTCATTAAAGTTAGGCTGAAAAGTTATATCCTTTGTAATACTCTGTACAGCAAGTGCTAAGTCAAGACCGTTATAGCCCCTACCTGTTGTATCGAAGGAAACACCTGCGGCGCTATTATATTGCGCCCCCAAAGATAGAGATACACTATTATAACTTGCTTTCCGCCCATCAGATATGGCTTTTTGTTTATTATCTTTATAGCTAGCTGCGTATGCTTCTATAGATTCTTTAGATATAGCGGCTGCAGCAGCTAAATCCATTCCTAAAGCTTGCAAATCCTCTATGCCTGTTATCTCTGTTACATTTTGTGCATAAGAAGCAAAACCTAAAGCTTCTTCAAAACCATATGTATTTTGAAGTTGTGATAGGTTTGTAGCAAAAGCACCTTTAAGGCCCACGGGGTCCGTTGAAAGGTCAGTTTGAGCTATTCCTTCAAAACCGGGAACGGCTGCGTCATGCATTCCTACAAGGTCTGTAAAACCCATTACCTCCGCTACCGTATCAAAAGTAGATGTAAAGCTTGCATGTGCCGCTGCATTTTGTTCTGATATAGCATCGGCTATTTCTGACGTTGTAGCATTAACATCAAGTCCAAGATCAAGTGCAGTGCTTTGTGCAAGGTCTTGAAAAGCCTCAGTAAGGGCCTCTTCCTCTTCAATAGAGTTTGGATATGCTTGAGTAACAGCAGCTTCATTATAGGCTGTAAGACCTAAAGATGAATAAGCTACGTCAGGATTTGCCTGTGCCATAGCAGCAATGTCAAAAGAAAAAGTGTCTTCAAAAGCACCGGGAACGTTAGATAAATTTGCTACCCCATAAGCACTACTAGGATTAGAGAAATCACTATATGCAGAAAAAGTAGCCCCTAAGTTGCCTGTAGCTGAAAAAGAAGAGGGCATGGAGAGGGCATTAGATATACCTACCGCTCTATCAGATATACTTGCAGTATATCCTGTAAAATCCATAAGCCCTTGTGCAAGGCTAAAAGCCCTAGATATAGGAGTTAAACCCATCATAACACTTATAAAACCCGGTGTAGCTATTTGACCTTTTTCATTAAAATTAAAATTAACAGTGCCTTGAGGAGTTTCAAATGACATTTGGGTTGTATTTAGACCCCCGTACATTGAATATTCGGTAAAGGCTTCTACAGCCGCTGCAGGGTCTGTTATCGCGGACCATGCTCCTTGAGCAAATCCTAAAGCACTATCAAAAGCCTCTTCAGCTATGCTGCTAAAGTCTTTACCTGATGAAATAGCACCGGCTACATCAGATATAGCCCCTATAGCCCCTATAGCTCCACTTACTCCCGCTAGCCCCTGAGATATGCCAAAATCTCCTCTGCCAAAGCTAGCAGCAAGATCAGAATAAGTGCTATACGCTCCGTAAGCCTGACCAATAGTTCCACCAGCAAGACCAGCGGCTGAAGCGGCTAAGTCTACATCTGAGTAATCTCTTCCTGAAGCTAGACCTATACCTACTCCAAGGGCGCTTGAAACTGCACCAGCCATTCCTGCTTTTTCTGCACTGGTATAGTCAGAGGTGGCAGTATCAAACCCGCTAGAGCTAACCCCGGAGGAATCCCCACTAAAACCAACAGAGTCAAAAGACCCAAAGCTATCACTATCTAAACCGTCGCCACCCCCTTGACCAAAAAGAGTATCAAAACCGCTCACTGAGCTTGTTGCAGGAGAAGGAGAAAAAGAGGAAGAAGAAGGAGGAGGAGTAGCAGTATCCGGTTGCGTTAGAGAGGAAAGAATAGCAGGGTCAGTTTCTACAATTCTTTGAATTGCATTATTTCTAAAAGAGAAGACACTTTGAGGGTCTTTAAAGTTAGTATCAGCTAGTAGATCAGCAAAAAAGTCTTCCGTTGAAAGCGCAGCAGTAGAAGAAGTAGTACCTGCAGAAAGGCTATCTTTTGTCTTCTTAACGCCTAACCCTTCAATCTGAAGCTCTGAAGCACCACCTGTAACATCAATGGTAGCCTCTGGAAGAGACTCCATAGTGATAGGCTTCGCACCCGTTACCGTGGGTGTGCCAGAAGACAGTACTTCTTGTAGGTTAGTTGCCAATCTTTGTGTATTCTTTTTGTTGCGTGTTAACTTGCTGCTTCAGGGATAGGAGGTGATCCACCACCTGTGCCTTGCCCTGCAGCTTCCGTATCTCTAAGTCCAATGGTTCCACCACCAGCAGGGCCTGATACCTCGCCTTCAGGGCCAGAAGGTAGTCCTCCAGACTGTTCCATTGCTCCTTGCTGTTGACCAGCGGCAGCAGGGTTTTGCATGTTTCCTTGTCCAGCATTTAGACCTCTTAATACCTCCGCAAAAATTTGTGCGTCATTAATGTCATTTACTAACAGATCAGGATCAATATCCT